CGAGACAACAGAGAATGAGTCCCAGAACTACGGATACAAGTTCGGACAAGAAGAAGAGACCTACAACATCGTTGCCGCACACGGATACTTTGGACGACTGATCTTCCAATATGCTTCGTTCAATAACTCCCGTTCGCTGCACTTCTTCCTCGCTGCTTGGCCTGTTGTCGGTATCTGGTTCACCGCTCTTGGTGTTTCCACGATGGCCTTCAACCTCAACGGTTTCAACTTCAACCAGTCTGTGATTGATTCACAGGGTCGTGTAATCAACACCTGGGCAGATGTTCTGAACCGTGCTGGACTCGGGATGGAAGTGATGCACGAGAGGAACGCACACAATTTCCCTCTGGATCTTGCTGCTGCTGAGTCCACTCCTGTTGCACTTACTGCTCCAACCATCGGTTGAGTTTTATAAAAACTGAATAATAACAAAAGGGGGACTTGTGAAAGTCCCTTTTTTACTATCAAAGTATGATAGAATACCTACAAGAACATTGAGATTATGGAAACCAAGATTTGCAAGAAATGCGGTATTGAAAAACTAGTTTCTGAATTTGGAAAGTCTGGATGTATCACACTTGCTAACGGAACTAAAAAACAACATTATAAAACCACTTGCAAACAATGCACAAATAAAGGACGCACTCGTGTTGATAATGTAAATCCAAAAGTTTGCAATAAATGTGGTTTGTCAAAACCACTTTCAGAATATCATTATGAAAAAGATCGTGATATATATCGGAGTCAATGTAGAAAGTGTAGGAGTGTTGTCCGTAAAAAACGTTATCAAAAAGTAAAGAATAAAATAAACGAAAAGAATAGAGAACGTTGGGCAAATGAACCTGAATATGCAGAAAAACAACTGGAAACTAATAGGAAATCTAGAGAAAAGCATAAAGATAGTCGGAATAAATTGAAACGTGAGCGATACGCAAACGATCCTGATTATGCAGAGAAGTGCCGACAAGCACAAAAGGATCTTAGGAAAGACTCAAAGTATCGTGCAAAACTATACGCAAAAAATAAGATCTACCGAGAAGAAAATAAAGAAACATTAAAAATAAAAAAACAAAAATATATTGAGGAAAATAAGGACAAGATTAAAGAAAGACGAAGAAAGTATTACTATGACAATCCTGAGCACATTAAAAAACTCAGGAAAGCATTGTATGAAAAACACCAAGAAAAACTTGTTGAAGAACAAAGGAGAATTCGAGATGAACGTAGAACTATTCTTAGGAAAAGATTAGGAGGTAAATGTGTTAGATGTGGATCTATTGAAAATCTTGAATTTGATCATATTATAAAAGAAAATAAATCATTTACCATTGGTAGTTCTTTGACTTGTTTTAGTATTGAAGAGTTAATTCTTGAAGCAGATAAGTGTCAGTTGTTATGTAGACTTTGCCATATTGATAAATCACATGAAGAGGGTGATTGGGGAAGACTTACCGATGAAGAAAAAGAAAATAGAATTAGAAGATGATACCTTCTGGTCTCTTTTTTATGATTATACCTATAACTCTTGATACAAAACTAAATAACTGATATAATTAAGAGGGTATAACAACCCTCTTTTTTTATGTCTCATAATCCTCAGCACGAACCTATGCCTAACTGGGTTATCTGGGCAGGCATAGGTCTTATGGTATTTACAGTTCTTATATTTGTTTTCTTTACTCTTGGAGTCATTTATCTGGGATGAAAAATAAAAAACGTAAAACTATCTGGCGTTTATGGGCAAAAGCACTTGGGGAGAAATCAGGAAAAAATGATAGAGAATCAGATACTATTGCTTGGATACGCACCTTTATTTTTGTTTCTTATCTGGTCACTAATGTGGCTATCGTGGCTAACGCAATAAGACACTGGAATGATAATGATTACAACAGAAACCCCATACAAACTAGCAGAAATTATTAGGGACACCTGGCCAAATCTTTACAGACCTCCAAAACAGGTAAAAAAACCTATTGACGAAAAACGTAAAGAAGTGTAAACTAAATATGAGAAATGACATAGGAGGTTATGGTATCTTCAACACTTTCACAACCAATTTCACAGAGGGGATGGTTCGATGTTCTCGATGACTGGCTTAAGCGTGATCGGTTTGTTTTTGTCGGTTGGTCTGGCTTACTTTTATTTCCGACAGCTTATCTCGCTCTTGGCGGGTGGCTTACAGGGACCACCTTCGCAACTTCGTGGTACACCCATGGAATTGCGAGTTCATATCTGGAGGGGTGTAACTTTCTTACTGCTGCTGTATCTACTCCTGCTGATGCTCTCGGACATAGCCTTCTACTCCTTTGGGGTCCTGAAGCTCAGGGAGATTTCGTCCGCTGGATCCAACTTGGGGGACTCTGGACTTTTGTGGCGCTCCACGGGGCTTTCAGCTTAATCGGTTTCATGCTCCGCCAGTTTGAGATTGCTCGTCTGGTGGGTATCCGTCCTTATAACGCAATCGCATTCTCAGGTCCTATCGCTGTATTCGTCAGCGTGTTCCTGATGTATCCTCTGGGTCAATCCAGTTGGTTCTTTGCTCCCTCGTTTGGTGTGGCAGCAATCTTCCGCTTCCTGCTGTTCCTGCAGGGTTTTCACAACTGGACGCTAAACCCGTTCCACATGATGGGTGTAGCAGGTATCCTTGGTGGTGCGTTGCTATGTGCTATTCATGGTGCTACAGTAGAGAACACACTCTTTGAAGACAGTGATCAAGCAAACACTTTTAAAGCCTTTGAGCCGACTCAAGAGGAAGAGACATATTCTATGGTCACGGCTAACCGTTTCTGGTCGCAGATTTTTGGCATCGCCTTCAGCAATAAGAGGTGGCTTCACTTTTTTATGCTTTTTGTTCCTGTCATGGGTCTTTGGACATCCTCTATCGGGATTATTGGTCTTGCTCTTAATCTTAGGGCTTACGATTTCGTAAGTCAGGAGATTCGTGCAGCGGAGGATCCAGAGTTTGAGACATTCTATACAAAGAATATTCTTTTGAATGAAGGTCTTCGTGCTTGGATGGCACCCGTGGATCAACCTCATGAGAACTTTGTGTTCCCAGAGGAAGTCTTGCCACGAGGTAACGCTCTCTGATATACTAGGAGGGGAAACCCTCCTTTTTTAATAAATAAATTTCAAAAAGAGAAATATGACATTTACAGTTTACTCTAAAGATGGTTGTCCATATTGCACTAAAGTGGAACAGGTGCTACAATTGGCGGAGTTGAAGCATGTTATTTACAAACTGAATAATGACTTTACCCGCGAAGAATTTTATGCGGAGTTTGGTCAAGGGTCTACTTTTCCCCAAGTGATTGTTGATGACAAACATATTGGTGGATGTTCTGATACAGTTCAATATCTTAAGGAGCAAAATTTGGTTTAATGGATAATAACTTCCGCGAAATCTACACCGACGTTGAGAAAGCAATTGACTATGCTTTTGAAGGACAGTTTGTTTTGAAATTTTATGATTATTTGAAAGTTCGTGGAACTAGAAAGTTGGAAGTTGATGAGTTTATTGTAAGCAAAACTGCTTCTGAAATAAACGATCTTGTTGAAGAACTTGAAGAATATCTTGAAGGTGGTACAGACAATAACCATAAATTGCTTCGTGAAGCATATGGTCACATTCCCAAACCACAAGCAAGGAAAATTAAAAATTATCTGAATGGCATCTTGGATGATGCTAAAAAATATAGTTATGACAGAAGACCTGGACGACGGAAAAAGATCTCTAAATAAATCAGAACCCGAAATTAATCGGGGAGTTGAATTACTGTTACGTAATAGGAGGAGAAGACCCGAAGCACCAAAAACTTTCCAAGTAAAGTTTGGTAAAATGGTTACTCTTTTCCGCAGAGAATTTGTTTTACACCTGAACTTCTACTTGGATATCAGGAAAAAATAAAACGATTCTCTGGAGAAAACAGATGTTAGCAGTAACTCTCACCATCAGTACTCTCATTTCAATAATGTTCTTTTTTGTTGGAGGTGTGGTAGGATGGTTGGCAAAAGAACATTTCTACACCACCAACGTTGCTTATACGCATCCAGAGATGTTTGATGAAAACGGTAATGTATTACCCGATGAAATTTTAGCAGTACGATTTGAAAACAATTATGACGACTACGACGAAGAAGACGACGACGAGTAAAACTAAAAAGTCTTCCATTACTGAAAATACTAAACTCCCTGTAAATCCTTTTCAGCATGAGATTCTTACTCTTGTAAGTTCTCAGCGTTCTAATGCAAAAAAAGTAGAAATTCTTAAAGAGTATGATAATCCTGCTCTTAAGTCTATTTTGATTTGGAACTTTGATGAATCTGTAGTCAGTCTTCTTCCTGAAGGTGACGTTCCTTATGCTGATGCAAACGATCAGACTGTTTACTCTGGAAGTCTTTCAGATAACTTGAGGAGAGAAGCATCTGGAGGAGAGTCTGCAACTGGTCAAGACCTGGATGGTAGAGGACGCACTTCTCTGCGTAGAGAATATCAAAACCTTTATCATTATGTAAAAGGTGGTAATAGAGGACTTAATAATATCCGAAGAGAGATGATGTTTATCAATCTTCTTCGTGCTCTTCATCCCATGGAAGCAGAGCTGTTAATTCTTGTTAAAGACAAAAATCTTCAATCTAAATATAAGATCACCCAAGAGGTAGTAACAGAAGCATATCCCGATATTCAGTGGGGTGGACGTTCGTGACTACTGCTGTAAGTACGGAGAAAGATATGGCAGATTACGGAAAAGATGAAAGAATTATTGTTCCATCCAGTTATGGATGTGATATTCTTCTAGAGAATACAACGATAGAACAAGCAAAAGATTCTTCTTTTCCGAATGATGCTTATTTAATTTGGTATATTGTTGATGAAAAAGAAAGTATTGATCTGGTAAGAGGATCAAGAACTCGTATTTTTGATATGTACTATGATAAGTATGGTCCTGGTGCAGTTCAAAAAATTGATTTTGGATACGGAAGAACTAATCCCAAACTGTGGGGATATAAACAACCCGAGAAGAAAAAGAAAGGACGATGAGTGAAGGTTTTAAGGGTTTTGCAAAACCTGCAAAAGATAAAGAATTTAAACTTTATATTAAAAACAGAGAAGTAGAAAAACTTATTAAAGAATATAAGAAACTCAAGAAGTATCAAAAGTCATCTATCTTTGAGATTGAAAAACTCTCAGGTCAAGAGACTAAAATTGACAAACTAATTAACGAATACGGGATAGACCCTGAAGCAATTGAATAATGGGAAAGCACTACTTACTTAATTTGTATGGATGCTCGTTCGTTCTTTTGGACAACGAGCGTTGTCTTATAGACTTGCTGGAAAATGCAGCAGTTGCAAGTGGTGCTACTGTGATTCAAACAATCTCAAAAAAGTTTGAACCACAAGGAGTTACTGTTATTTGTTTGCTCTCAGAGAGTCATATTAGTATTCACACATGGCCAGAAGAAGGTAAAGCAGCAGTAGATGTTTATACCTGTGGAGATTGCAATCCAAAGATTGGTTGTGATATAATTATTCAACAACTGTATGCTCAAAATCATACTTTGAGTTATATTGAAAGGTAATGCTAAATAACCCTATCTGGAGATTACACATGCTCTCTACACAGTATCGTCTTCGTCTTGAAGCAATCTGCGAACGAATTGTGAAAGGTGAATCTGTGGAATTAAGCGACATGATCTGGGCAGAGAAGTTAGCAAAGTCTAATCGTTC